GGTCAGGCAGGCTTTCAATCTTTTTTTAATGGTGAAATATATCGGGTAAGCATGTACGACAGGGCATTGAGTGATAGTGAGATTTTGCAGAATTACACCTCCCAAAGGGGATTTTATGGAGTTTAAATATTTTTAAAATGAAAAACGGACCACTTAAAACAATATGTTCTGAAATCGAAAGACTTTTGAAAATCAAGATTCTTAATTATGGCGAATCCCATGAGGTTATAACAGAAAATCAAGGTTTCAATTATCGGTCAATTGATTCAGAAAAGCCTTGTTCAGTTGATGACAATTACGACCTCGTTTTGTTTTTCGTCAGGGAAAATTCAAGTCTTGATGACGAGAATGGGAGAGGCTTGAAACAGGTTCTTTCCAGAACGGTTAATTTTAAATTGATAGCCAATTCAAAAACAGCTTCCAATGATTATAATCTAAATTATATTCTCAATAGTATTTCGGAGGTTCAATTAGGAGATACCAACAACGATGCAAAGGCAATTGCCCAGAATTACTTTGGTATTGACCAATTCAATTTTGAAACGTATTTCGTGACAATTGATTTTTCAATTAAGGAAAAAATTGATTGTTTGGTTTGTTAATTTTGCAAAATGCTATCAAAGGAACAATCTGACATTATTAAGGCAATTCAAGACTTACAAGATAAGCTAATCAATGATATGGATGGTAAGCTACCAACCATATTCAAAGACCTTGCAAATCAGGTAATAGAGATTTCCAATGAGTTTTCTTTTGATGCCAAAGAACGAGTAGCAAACCTTCAGAAACTTAGAAAGCTAAAAACCCAAATTGCTGATGCGATTGTAAACAATACCGCTTATCAGGTTGCAGTCAAAGAAGTATTAACCGGGTTTAAAGAAATCAAAAAGCTTTCTGATTCTTATTATTCTGCTTTGATTGATGGCTATTCTGCCAAATCAGAACTCTATAAACAGATTCTTGAAAGCAACATCCAGACAACTACCGACCTACTTTTAGGAGCCGAGATAAGGTCAAACTTTGACAATGCCATTACCCAGGTCTTGAAGGAAAACATTGCAGGCAATACCAACAGGACCAACCTTCAAAACGTACTAAGGGAGTTTATAAAAGGAACCCCTGACCAAAGGGCATACTTGGAAAGATATGTCAAGCAGGTTACCAATGATTCAGTAATGATTTTTTCAAGGGAATACAATGCGGTTGTTTCCGATGATTTGAACCTTCAGTTTTATACTTATGTAGGAACCCGGATAGATACTTCCAGACCTTTTTGCGATGCTAGGGCAGGAAGGTTCTTTAAGAAATCGGAGGTTGAAGCATGGGCCTCTTTGGGTAATTGGCAAGGCAGGATGCCGGGTACAACTAAGACTACTATATTCTCCCTCGCAGGGGGTTTTAATTGCAAACATGAGCTGTACGCCTGCACCCAGACACAATACAAAGCAGCAGAAAAAAGAGGTTTAACAGGGTTAAGATAACCCCATTAATTCCTTTTTAACAATGTAAGCAGCAATAGCAACTTTTCTGGTTTTAAAACATCCGACATAAACCCTTTTTTTCTGGGATAAAAAAGCTGCGATAAACCTATTTATACTTTTATTCCAAGTAACTCCAATAAATCCAGTCTTTGTTTTTGTCTTTGCATAATGATGGGTATTTTCAGCACTTGTATTCCATTCTAAATTTTCAACAAAATTATTTCTTGAATTAAGGTCTTTATGGTTTACTGTATATTTATTTTCTGGATTGGAAATAAAAGCAATTGCCACTAGCCTATGAACTTTAAATATTTTATTTATTGAATTTTTTGCCAAACTCACATGAAAATACCCTTTTGTACATCCTTGTTTTAAAAGCTTTTCTGGTAGTAATGATTCGTATTTATTTCTACAAGAAACAATCCTGCTAAGACTTTTTACCCTTGCTTTATTGCTGATTTCATAAAGCCCTTCATAACCTAAAATTGGTTTCCAGATTTCTCCATCAATTTTAGGTATTTCAATTCTTTTGGCTTCCATTTTAGCCCTATGCCTACGTCTTGAGGAAATTCTGTCTTTTTCTAAATTACGCATAAAAATTAAAAAGCCCAATCAAACAGGTAGAGGACTGTCCAATCAGGCTTTAAGGTTAAAAAACCAATATCTTTGTTTTGGCCTCTACTCCGAAACATAAGCAAATATAATAATAAATTTTATTTCATCAAAACTGATTCAACAAGCTAATCAAAAACTTGCTGGACCATAACCCAAAGACACTCCCAGAGGTCGCACCAAAGGAATATACGACCTTATCGATAATTGACCCAAAAGCTACTTTCTTGACATTAAAAGACCAAATCAGGCTAATCATAAAGGCAGCTATAAAAACTCCCAAATACATTTCTTTTGAAAGAAAATAGGTATTTACGGCCACAAAGTAAACCTGCACAAATCCGGTTAGGAATAAAGGTAATCGACCTCTCAAAGTTTCTTTCGAGGTTTTAATTTGCCTTTGGCATTTGGTCTAACCTGCGATGTTGACATGATTTGTTTTGCTAGTTCCTGATTGAATCGGTTATCAATTAGCTTTTCAACATCAAATCCCGGGTCAATCTGGAATAAGTCTTTTTTCTTTGATAGGGTAAATCTTGCAATACCGTACTTTCGGGAAAACTCCGCAAAGGTCAGGGATTGCATGCATTTTTCTGCCATAATTTTTATTATCTATAATTGCAAAGTAAGGCAACAAATTCTAATATTGCAAAACAATGTATTCATTCTCTATGCAATTTTTAAAGAATCAGAAACCAACAACATTTGCACCTTATATCGGGACAGAAGATTCTTTTCAAATTGCAGTCGCTAGGTTTCTTGATGTTAAGGGGCTTTTATGGACGCACCCGGCCAACGAAAGAAAGACCAAAACATTCACAACAAAGAAAGGTGTAACCTTTAGTCTGGAAGGCATCCTATTGACTAAAAAGGGAGTTAAAAAGGGTGTTAGTGATTGCCTTATCTTTGAACCCAGAAAAGGTTTTGCAGGGTTCTTTATTGAGTTGAAATGCGGAAAGAATAAACCAACTGACTATCAAATTATGTTTTTAGAAAATGCCAAAAAACGAGGTTATAAAACTTTGGTTAGTTGGTCACTTGATGAGGTAATTTATGAAGTTGAAAATTATTTATCTTGAAACATTTGCAACATTTTAAAATAATAATTTATATTTGGCCAAAATTTTAAAAACAAAAACATGAAAGACAAAAATATGCCATTGGAACTTAAGCCTGGTTTAAGGATTGGGGTTGGTAGGGGAAAGTTAGTTCTTTCTCATAAAGAGGTTAAAGAGGACGGATTAGAAATTTGGGCTGTAAATTATCATTTGCACATTGATGGACCTATCAGAGATGTGTTTTATAGTTCTGCTCAAATCCTGCGAGAAATCGCAAAGGTTGAAGAACTTGAAAGAGAATGCAAGACTCGTTACGAGTACGGCAGAAGGTATTTCAATCGGTGCAATGAATTGGATGAACAATTGACCAAATCAGAAAACCTCCGAGATGTGGCCAACAGGGCAAATAAGGAAAGGATTGATAAATTAGAAAGCGAGCTTAGTGGAGTTTATACAATTTCAAATGAAAGATTCAATATACTTAAAGATAAAGTGAATCAAATTAATGAAATAGCCCTCATGGAAATGAGCAAAAATGAAAAGTCTGAAAAACTAATTGACAAATTAAGATTCAACAACTTCATGCTTTGGGCAACAACTTTGTGCTTTTTTGCACTTTGGTTGATTGCATTATATTTTTAATTGTTATATTTGCAATGCCGAAAGGCCCGATTGGAACTCGGAAAACCTATAATGAAGAACTTAAACAAACCTCACTCGATAAGTATGCATCCGTTATTAGGTACGGGTTCCAATGCAGAAAGTCGGGTGAGGTTTTTTATTTTTTATGATTGAGAATAAAAAGACACTTTTTATAACTGATACTAGTGTTCAAATTGTTTATGAAAAAACAGAAGGAGATCCATTTGGATCTATAGTAATTCAAAAGACAAAAATCGATGATTCTGAAATAGTACAAGATTTAGAATTTTTTGTTGATAAAAATACTATTTTAATAATTCAGCAGTTTTTTATAAAGGTTTCCAATGAATGGATATGAGTTAAGCCGGAACTGGTTTGATTGGTCCTTTGAAAATCCTGAACTAGTTAATCCAAATCATACTGCAATTTATTTTTATGTAATTGACCAATGCAATCGGCTTGGTTGGAAGGATAAATTTGGCCTTCCAAGTCAAATGGCAATGGATGCATTAGGTATAAAAAAGCATGAAACTTTTATAAGATATTTTAATGATTTAGTTGCTTGGGGCTTTATTGGAATGGTTCAAAAATCAAAAAATCAATATACTGCAAATATTATAACTCTTAAAAGTGCTATACCAAAAAAGGGGAAAGCATTAGAGAAAGCAATACTTGGGCATAGGGGAAAGCAAACCTTAGGCATAGGGGAAAGCAATAGTAGTATAGATAAACATACAACCTTAAACAATAAACCTAAAACAATACAGGGTTTTGATTTTTCTGAATTTGGTATATTTATTCCCTTAGTTCAAAAATGGATTGATTATAAAAATTCCAGAAAGGAAAATTATAAATCTCAGGCTAGCTTAAATGCCTTTGTAAAAATCCTTACCAAATATTCAGAAAACAAATTTGAAAATGCTGAAAACATAATTGAACAAAGTATGGCAAATAATTGGGCAGGTATTTTTAAACTAAAACCTGAATTTAACAAATTTGAAAATAAAGATACATCAATGAAATTAACCTTTAAAAATGGAAAATCAGATAATTGAAGAAATAGTATTGGGTTCAGTCTTATTGGACAAAGAAGCTCAGATAGAATTTTCAAATCGTATTCAATCCGTAAATGTCTTTGAATTAGAAAACCATAGGATTCTGGCCGGCATTTTCCTGGACTTCATTAAAGATTCAAAAAAGATTGACCTTATAACCATTGCCCATGAACTGAAAAGCATAGGCCAATATAAATCAATCGGAGGTGCTAGAAAGCTGACACAGCTATCAGAAAAGGTTTCATCAACTGCTCACATCGAAGTTCACATATCAATTCTTCTGGAAAACTTTTTGAAAAGAGAAATTGGTCAAATGGGTGCAAAACTTTTGAATTGTTCTCTTTCGGAAACCGATGACGTATTCGATACAGTAGCCAAGATTCATGATGGACTTGATGACCTAATGAAGCAGGTCATTACAGAGGACGAGAGGACGATTCAAACCGTTGTGTATGATGTAAGCCAGAAATGGCAAGAACACAACGCTACGGGCCTCGCAGGGCTGTCTACGGGCATTAAGATAGTAGATGAAAAGACAGGCGGATTAGTTGATACGGATTTAATCATTCTTGCTGCCAGACCGGGGCAAGGAAAAACGGCTTTTGTCTTGTCAATTCTTAGAAACCTATCAATTGCCAATGTACCTACCGGGATGTTCAGCTTGGAAATGTCAAGTGAGCAATTAATTGAAAGAATGATTAGTCAAGATTCTGATGTATTTGCCTTTAAGATTAAAAGAAACATCTTAGATAACTATGATAGGGAGAGGCTTTACAGTTCAGCAAATCGGGTCAGGAACTGGCCATTGCAAATCAATGATGAAGCAGGGCTAAACATAAGGAAGCTACGTTCTAAGGCTTTGATGTGGAAAAAGAAGTTTGGTATTAAATTGTTGGTTGTCGATTACTTGCAATTAATGGGAGGGCAAAATAAAAAAGGCCAAAATAGAGAGGGTGAAATCGCTGAGATATCCAGAGGCTTGAAAGTATTGGCAAAGGATTTAAATATTCCTATCATTGCCTTATCACAATTATCCAGAGCAGTTGAATCAAGACCTTCTAAGATGCCTCAATTATCAGATTTAAGGGAATCAGGTTCAATTGAACAGGATGCAAACATGGTTATATTCCTGATGCGTCCTGAGTATTATAAGATGACTGAATCAGTTGATTTTGATAACGATTCCTATCCAGTTAAAGACCTTTGCATAGTTGATATTGCAAAGTTTCGGGATGGGGATACTTCTACGTTTCCAGTCAAGTTCAATGGTCCATTAATGAAGTTTAGCGATTATTCACAAAAAGGTTTTTTATGATAACAGATGAGCAAATAAATGATTTAAAGCCTTTCATTTTGGCTTTTATCAAACTCCAAAAGTCAGGCGATTTAAGGAATAGAGATGTACTTGCTTTTGCAGAAATTATACTTGAAATTTTAGATTAGAAATAATATGAAAAAAGAAACGGCAATTGACTGGTTGTTTTATATTATAAAAGACTTTGACAAGGATCAACAATTTGCAAATGAAATATTGGACCAAGCCAAAGAAATGCAACAAGAAGAACTTGAAAAAGAACTCAATAGATTCTTTCTTTATTTCCGGGATAATGGTGAAAGGCTATTAGGGGCTTCAGTT